CCTCGAACCTGTGCCGATAGACTACGCTACGATAAATGTTTTTGGCGAGGGAATGACGGATGTTCAGAACGTGTCCTTTTCGCAGTGCGAAACCGTAACTGCTCGGCCGATTGATCCCCTCTCAAACAACGAAGCCCCGGTCATTCATTATGACAACACCTGCGCTCCGTGCTTCCAAGCGACGTGTACGCCCGTGTGGTCGAGTAGTCCAGATAGACCTGACCCTTGGAACGTCAGCGGCACCTACAACAACAGCAACGGCGGTGACGGCTGTTGCGATCCGCCAAAATGCTACACGAATTGGATTAGTCAAATTCCTGACGCCGGCACGCAGATTACCGGCACCAATCGCTACGCCCAATACTACCAGCCATGTTGTATCAAGGCTGAGTTTCATAATGTAAAGGCACGCCAGAGCCCTACAGTGCCTCCACTCGCTGACTTCGGCTACCAGATGGGGCTGCCCGATAACCCACTACCGACCAGCGACGTGACAGACCGGATGATGAACCCGACTGTTCTGTACCGCTACTGGGATTGCACGGGCGCTGTAAATCTAAGCCTCATCGACTATTATTCATCGCGGCCTTACGGTCCGTTGAATCCGTTTCCAACGCAGTTGGCAATTATGGGCTCTGCCTATCATGTCGTTGAGTATAGCTCTGCGGGCGGTGGGTATTTCCAACGAATTGTGATTCAAGTTACCTTTGTTGTCTCGGGCGGCGACACGATCGGCGTGGAGGATTATCCAACCTACAAACAACCGCGACCTGTATCATTCACGACCGCCCCCATGACGTTCCACCTCAAAGAACCCACGATAACTCCAGCAGGCACAGGAAGCTGCTGGAGCATTGTGGACACACCACAAGGAGCCGATCCCAGCAGCGGCGCCACGTTCACCTGTGAGGTTATGTGGCTTGGACCCGTGTTTGATTTAGCCAATTTTGTAAACATTCGTCTTGACCTCGATTCGGCATGTCTTGGGTCAATCTTCGAGTCCGACGGAAATGGCGGCTACCTGAACGAATACCTAGAGGATTATCGAGGGCCAGCGTATCAGTGGTATGGCGCTAACAATGATGCCAACTCTTACATTTTGCTAACGCTCTGCGATCCCGCCGACAAGACATATCAGAAATGCCACAACGAGCCGGGCGATTGCAGTACGCTGGCCAATGTCTGGGGCTGGAAGCTCGATTGGAGCGACGGCTACAGTAGGCCAAAATCGGCGACCTTCACCAAGCTGGACAGCAGCCCGTTGCACTGGTCGCATCCGCTCTGGCCTTGGGTTATCGCGGTGGAAAAAGGCAGCAATCGTAGCTCACGTGATGGTGTCTGTGAATTACGCTTGGACTTCTCGCCGGAAAAGTTAGCTGACAGCTACGGCTTTGTCTTTCCCAGCGGCTATGGCCCGTGCCCCTCACCCGACAGCGTGCCCTCACCGTCTCAGGTCCGCTTCACCGACCAAGTGCCGTTTGACGCCGATCTGCGCTATCAGTACCTCGCAGCCAACGTGCTACCCGGCTCGACCATGACGTTGCAACCTGAATGCAAGCCGCCGTCGCCAGTTGCCCAGGCAGCAAATTGCACAAACTGTTGCGGTTGGATCGTGGACTCATCCTATGGCTTCTATCAGTTTACCGGCAGCAGCGGCAGCGACGGCAGTAGTGGTTATACCTACACGGTAACGCGATTGGCCGACGGACAGTTTGGGCAGGGTAACTACAATCTGAAGGTTGAACTAAACGACACCAACGGCACTACGTTCAACTGCCCATTCACCAGCGGCAATGCCATCGACTGTTGTGATGCTGGCAGTATGTCGATCAGCCTGGGCCTCGGAAGCGGCGCAACAATCGCGGCCTATTGCCCAACAGAGTGCGATTCGACCTGTTGGCTGGCGGAGTTTACATGTGCCGATGACGACAGCGTTTATGGCTGTGCGCTGACCTATCAATGGTGGCAATTCTGGGATGATGAATCGGCAAGTGGCTCGACAGGTACCGTACTCGTCAATGTAGTACGCCTGAGTGGCGATCGGTACTTTGTCATTCGTGACATCTATCTCAATGTATCCGGCGTTATAGACCAGCACTTCTATTCCTACGCGACGATTCAAGCGGGCGCTGATTGCAAAACCGGCGGTCCGTGGTCGGTGTCGGCCAAAATCAGAGGGTTCACATACAACGAGACATTTAGTTCATACGAGGGCTACGAACTTGACGGCACGATTACCATCAGAATGCCAGACACGCAAACGCCGACCGGCTCTGACAAGACTGTAACGACGCAACGCGGCGGGGCGTCGAAGACCGAGTATATCTTCACCCCCGCCAACTTCCAGTCCACCTCAGTCCCAGCTGTGTCAATTAGAATCAACAGCCTACCAGTAAACGGCGTTTTGTGGACGGCAGACGACTGCAACAGCGACACATTCAGCGGGTTGGATGGGGCCGGTCAGCACGCGATTACTAGCGTGCCCACCCTGATCGCCGCAGCTTGCATCACCAATGGTTGCTTCGGGTACATCGCCAACCAAAACTGTGCTTTCGCTTCTCCGTTCGATGCGTTCACATTCCAACTCAAAGGGGCCGGTGGTTGCTCGGGCGACGATGCCCTAGACCCGCACCATTGCACAATCAAGATCGACGTAACCCGCGCTGCCAACACGCCACCGACCGGAGCGGCTTCTTACGACTTAGGTGTTACCGTTCCGGCTAGCGGAGTAAAACATATTGACGCCTCTATATTTGGCTTCTCCGATAGCGGCGACAACCCGTGTCCCGACAATTTTGCCGCCGTCTATATCATCACGTTGCCGACCGTGGGCGTTTTGAAAATAGCTAACGTCGCCGTGACTGCTGGACAACGGGTGACAGTTGCACAACTCGAATCTCTGATTTATGATACGTCTTCGGCTGTATGGCCGATTGCCGTGCCCGGTCACTTTGATACAAACGCGCCACATCTTTGGATACCGACAACATACGCCTATCCTAGCCTCAATGCGGTTTACGACAGCTTCACATTTAGGGTGCAAGACGACGGCGGCACGGCCAATGGCGGAAACGACACGCAGACCGGTAATCCTGGCACGATTTCCATTCGCAATGCGTCGGAATAGGAACAATCATGGGATGCGGAAAGCGACCACAACAGGACCGATTTTTGACGGCTGCCGAACATCAGAAAAAAAACATTCAGCAGATGCAATCGCAACTCGCTGAGGCGGGCTATACCGATCCAGCGATCGCCGATCGGATCGCCGTGTGTGCAACCTGTATCGGATGTACAAGCCGCGGATATTGCGCCCCACTCCTCGTCATAGGCCGCCACGATCTACAGGATTGTCAGGCCCGCTGGGACGCCTGGGGGCAGATTTTGATTCAAGGAAAATGTCAACAATTCACCAACCCACAACCACAAGGAGCCATCATGGCCGATCCGACACCGACACCCGTTCCGATTCCGACCCCTCAACCGCGCACCGACGTTCCGATCGAGGTCGGCTACTATTTTGGCGTGGTAAGATTCCCTTGGCCCGTCGGCCAAACCATGCCGGTTCTCACGCCCACATCATCCTACAACGCCATCATCGCCGTCGTGGGGCCGCTGCCGAGCCGCCTGGGCCAACTGGCTGCCCCACTGCCAATGCTCACCGAAGAAACTTCCTCGGCGGCGATGGACAACACGCTGCGATTCGCCGTAGTGTCGTTGGCCAACGTCTTGAAGTTCGGGCCGAAGCTTGATGCCACGCCAGCGACGTGATGGGCAGTCACTTCTCCTCCGTTCGTTCCGTCAACGCGCGCCGGCTCCGGGTAGTGTCCTAACAGAGTGTTGCTGAAGAGCTAGGCAGGCGGGATGAAATGTGACTTGCCATATTTTGAAAAACCCAGTAACCCATAAGGGCGGGTTACTGGGCTGCGTGGCAAGGCCCTCGTACTAGGTCGGACAGCGGACAAGTCTTGGCGGACACCGCTGTTCGGCCGCATTCAAGGAAGGCCATACCATGAACGGACTCTTCGTTTCGTGGTTCTGGTTTGCTCTGTCGAGGCCGCAGTTCGCTGCGATGACAGGTTGCAACCAGACACATACGTTGTAACCAACGTATGTGGCCCAGGGCTGGGGGCTCCCGGCCCTGGGTTCTTTTATTATAATCGACAATCTGCCTCGCTGGCAAGAGCTTGGTAGTTGGTCAGTGCCCAGAAAACGCCGACTTGTCCGAAACCATTATCGCTCAATGCCTTAGCTATTATGCCAGTTGGCGGGTGGCTATTTGAGGCGTTAGGCGTGGCAAAAAATCTATAAGTTGTAACAGGCGACTACGCAATCGGTTACGACTCAATCCGAGATAAATGGTCCACGAGAAATTGACAAAACAAATCGCCGGATTACATTTAGGCATAGTTCAAGCACCAAGGAAGTTTCATGGTTTCGACTTCAATCAATTCTCGCCGCCGCGTATCCTCCGCGCTGGATGCTCTGCCTCAGGCTGAGGCGATGTTTGAACTCGGTCGGCCAATCCGATCGGCGGCGTTTTCCATTTTGCATCGCTCGGCCCGGACTGGACATCCGGCAGCGGCAACGCTGGCCAATCCGAGCGATGCGGTTTTTTTACTTTCTCCAACAGGAGCAAATCGTGTCGGAAAAGATTTTCAAGATTTTATTCGTGGATTACGACCTAGATACGGAAAAGTTAATCAAATCTGCAATTGGCCAAATCGGATAGTCTCGCAACGATTTATCCAAACGGAGCTAGAACATGAAACTGCAAATCGAGTTCGACATGGACAGTGCGACCGTTGGGGACGATCCCGCAACTGAGGCGGCGCGAATCATTCGCCGGATTGCCGAGCTTATCGTCAATGGCGAAGAGGCCGGACAGTGCATGGACGTGAACAATAATGCCGTCGGCGAGTGGGAGATAACATAATGACAGCCCTTCAGCTTGTGCCTGGTGGCAACCATCGCGTTTTGGCGAGCGGCGATGGCTCTGGGGTCCGATTTCCGGGGCAAGCACTTTGCAGAGCGATATGCCAGCCTAGGCTAAACCGAACCGCGCGGCCGCGCGGAGGGCAAGGGAGCGGTGGTGTAAGACGAAAGGACTCAATCATGGACCGATTCACGTTTTTGGTTACCTTGGCCCCGATGGACCCGGATGAATGCGTCGGCGTGGACATGCTCAGAGACTTGAAATGCCTGATTACGTCGCCAAACAGTCACCTGGCGAGGCGTGCGATTGTCGAGCGGGCACACCTCGACAGGAAGATTGTGCGGAAGCTGACGCTGATTGGAAGGAAGGCGCTGAAATGAGCGAAGTGAACAAGAGTGAATTGCCGAGGGACTAGATCGAGGCAAACGCCCGTCTGATTGCCGCCGCGCCGGAACTGCTTGAGGCGTGCAAAGAGGCTCTCTATTGGATTGGTCAAGACTCACGCGGCGAAGAGAACTGCATTAAGCAACTTCGCGCTGCCATCACAAAGGCAGAAGGAGGCCAACCGTGAGATTCAACTGGTCGTGTACCTGTGGCGACCGCTGGTACGGCGACGTTCCCCAGCAAACACTATATCTGCTACGTGCCGAATGGGAACGCGGCCATAGCAAGGAAGGCCACGCCACTTGCTCCGCAGGATTCGCGGGACGGGTGAAGAGGAAAAACAAGGAAGCAAAGGCGAAGCAATGAGCGACCGGCCCTGCAACCGGATCGAAAGCGGATAGATGCGGATGCGAATGACTGACGCCGAATACGAACGCCTCTCTGCCGAGATACCGGACTACGAAGACCCGGGCCCGACGCTAGTTTTCACGGCGGACGATGAGATTGTGACGCCTAGCGGAAAACGACCGTATCATCAAGACAAAAGGGATGAAGGATGAACAACGATATTCAATTGCTGACCAACAGCCGCGCGGAGTGCTTTAAGGCGTGTCGTCGCCGATGTTTTTGGAGTTACGAGTGTGCCATCCGACGCGACACCGACGCGAAGCCGCTGCGAATGGGAACGGCATACCACATCGGACTCGACTTCCTGAAAACAGGATACACGATCGAAGAGGCATTGGCGGCGGTTCGCCTCTACTACGCTTGTACACCGACTAACTTTGACCAGCGAGAATGGGAGTTGGAATGCGACACTGTTGCTGCCCTCGTCACCGGCTACGAATGGCGTTGGAAAAACGCCCCGTTGAATTGGGTCGCTAGCGAACAATCGTTTCAGGTGCCGTTGGTCAATCCGGCAACGGGTGCCAAGTCGCGACTGTTCGAGTTTGCTGGCAAGGCCGACGGCATCATTAAATTGGAAGATGGTCGCCTAGCAGTCGGCGAACACAAGCTCCTAGGCAACGACATCGGCCTCGATTCCGACTTGTGGCGGCGGCTTCAACTCGATGGGCAAATCAGCGGATACGTCTTTGGAGGTCGGCGAGTAGGCTTCCAGGTCAGTACAGTTCTATACGATTGCGCCCGCAAGCCGACGATCAAGCCGAATCCCATCGCAATTACCGACGACCTCGGGGCGAAGATCGTACTCGACAAGAGCGGCGAACGAGTCAGAACCGAACGCGGCCAGTGGCGACAAACCGGCGACGCGGCGAAGGGATACACGTTGCAGACCCGCGACATGACGCCGACAGAATGGTGTACGAAGTTGCTTGACGACATCGGCGAGCAACCGGACTTCTACTTCGCCCGCGTCGAGATTCCACGCCTCGATTCCGACATCGCGGAGTGGTCCGACGAACTTTGGCAATTACAAAAGAGCTTGCGCGACGCTCAGGTTCATAATCGCTTTTTTAAGACCGTCAGTTTCTCGACCTGCCCATTTTGCGCATACTGGCCGCTTTGCACAATGCGATACCAGCCGGGCGATCCGCTGCCCCAAGGATTCAAAATTGTTGAAAACGTAAACTCTGAATTGGGAGAAGATCAGAAATGAAACCCGTTATGGTTCCAAAAAAAGATTCGCCTGCGAACGGCAAAACAATGCAGGCACCCCCGCGGGCGCTTGGAACATCCAGGGGGTTGCGGTCGATGGGCCGTAAGGTTGTAATTTTTGGTTCGGGCGGATGCGGGAAAACGAAACTCGTTTCCCTGCTTAAACAGGTCGGCGTCTCCGTCCTGGTTGCCGACGTGGAAGAGGGATCATCGTATCTCGACGTGACCCGCGTTGACCCAACGCCGGCAACGTTTGAGGAAGTGCGGGCCGTTCTCCACAACGATTTGTTGTCTCAGTTCGATGCTGTTTGCATTGACTCGCTGACGAAATTGGAGGAGTACGCAACGGCTTACGTACTCGCCAATATTCCTCACGAAAAGGGACACATGGTTAGCCGAATAGAAGATTTTGGCTATGGTAAGGGTTATAGCCATATCTATGAGGCGATGCTCTTGGTCCTCGGCGACCTAGATCGTCTCAGCCGCATGGGCAAACACGTTATCTGTGTCTGTCACGATTGCACCGAGACGGTTCCGAACCCAGCCGGGGAAAACTACCTCCAATACCAGCCGCGTTTGCAGTCGCCTCCGAAGGCCGGCAAACTCCGCGAGCGCGTGCGCGAGTGGGCTGACGACCTTTGCTATATCGGGTGGGACTTGATTGTGACAAAAGACGGCAAGGCCCAAGGCTCCGGTAGCCGAACGATCTACCCGATTCAGCTTCCTTCACATTGGGCTAAGAGCAGAACGCTCTCCGAGCCCATTCCCTACATCGACAACGATCCAGAATTGTGGCGTCAACTTCAACTTGAAAAGGAATAATCATGCCAGTGCAGATAAGTCAAGAGGGCTCGTTTCGCGGCCTCATTACCGAGTACGGCCTGTACGAGCCGGATTCGGGAGCCGTCGGAGTCAACATTCGAGCACGCATCACGGAGGCATGGGATAGCGACTCACTGACGTGGGAGGATTGGGCCGAATATGACATGGAGGCTGAGGGCTGCGTTTGGCTCGTGCAAAGGAAAGACAAGGGCGGCGGCATCAACCAAAAATCTGTTGATTCTCTCATCAGATTCGCCGGCTGGAATGGCGACATCCAGTCGATTGTCAATGGCGGATGGGAACCGGTGATGTGTGCCTTCGCGGTCACGAAAGAGACCTATAAGGAGAACACTCGATTCAGGATCGCGTTTATCAACGACCCCGACAGAATCCCCGGCGGCCAAGGCAACGTGACACCGGAACGCGCCAAAGAGCTTCAGACGCTCTACGGCGCTCAGTTCCGGGCGTTGGCTGGGAATACCACCAGGAACGCCGCACCGCCTCAGGGCAAGCCTGGGGCAAAGAAGGGGCCGATTGGTGGCAAAGCTCCGGCGACCGCGCCCGCGACGAAGCCAGCCCCCGCCAAGCGACCGCCGATGGATCAGTCGCCGAAGTCGGCACCGAAGACCATTGACGAAGTGAACGCCGAATTGCAGGCGGCGGGTGGCGGGGACGACATACCCTTTAGTTTCTGGTGGGTCTTGCCGTGGATCGGTCTAGTGGCGGCTTCTATGGGCTGTTGAGGTAGGTTTGACAACCCCGCCGCGAATGGGCGCGGCGGCTGGCAAGAAATCGGTATTGACAGGGTAGGGCATAAGGGTAAATTGAGGATAGCACACTAAGGATAGGCAAGGATGTCCCAATTTCGCGTCAAAACGCTCTCCGCTCTTTCGGCAACTTCTAGCCAACATCCTTGGCTCCTGGTGTGCAAACCGACTGAGCGGGGAGCGTTCTGGCGCGCATGGAGGATATTCTGATGGCCGGCGACTGGCTTCCGATTACAACCGACATCACAACGAGGCGTGAAGTGTTGGTTCTTTCTTCCGAAACTGGACTGACAAGACATGCCGTTGTCGGGTGGTTGGTTGAGTTTTGGGGATGGGCAAGTGCCGAGACTGCGGACGGTCGATTACGTAACGTTTCTGTAGCTACACTCGTTGCGCTGTTCGGACTACAGGAGGTGTTCTTTCGTTGTTTGTGTACCCAGGGATGGATGAGCGAAGATGGTAACGACCTCATTATTCACAACTGGGACCGTTGGCTATCAAACGGCGCTAAGACACGTCTCGGCAATGCTTTGCGTCAAAAAGAGTACCGTTCAAAGAGATGCAAAAGCGTAGCTACGAACGTAGCTACAAAACCGTTACCAGAGAAGAGTACAGTAGAGAACAATATAATACCCCCTAAGTCCCCCAAGGGGGACAGGCGAGCGCGTTCCAAAAAAGACGGTGGTGTCCATTTTGAAACATGGTGGAAGATGTATCCGCGAAAGGAGGGAAAGGGCAAAGCTGAAGACGCATGGATTCTAGCGGGAGAAAAGATTCGGACCAAGAAGGGATGGGACTCGAAACAAACAGTTGCGTTTTTGCTGGATCGTGTCACAGTCTACGCGGCAAGTCCACGAGCGAAGGACAGTGACCGCTCGAAGATTCCCCACCCATCGACGTGGCTCAATCATGGGCGCTACGACGATGATCCAGAGACGTGGCTAACACCACTCACAGACGCCCGGCCGGAAAAAGAATCTTTGGGGCCGGTGGCCGCCACACAACCAGACGCAAGGGATTTAGAACTATGACACCGGAACTTTTAGATAGATTGCCGCCAAACGACCTCGCCGCCGAAAAGAACGTTCTCGGTTCGATGATGATCGACCCGACGTGCATCGGCCCCGTCACTGACATCGTTGCTGCCGACGATTTCTACGCAGCAGCGAATCGGATATTGTTCGCCGTGATTGTGGACCTCGACACACGGCGGCAACCAATGGACGGCGGAAACATCCTCCGTAGCCTCAAAGGCCGGCCGAACGTGGACAAAATTGAGTGGGCGGCGGTGGTGGCGGAAATCTTGCTTGCTGTCGCCAGTGCAGCACACGCCGTTCACTATGCGAAGATCGTCAAAGAGAAATCCGCCCTTCGCCAACTAATTCACGCAAGCACTGAATCGCTACGCGAAGCCTACGAATCATTCGACCAGAGTCGCACAATTATTGACCGTTGTGAACAGCGGTTACAGACAATTGGTCGAAGTAAGGCTGCCGACCTCGCCACCGCTTCGCAACTCGCCGTTGAAGTCGGCGACCACATCGACGCCGTTGCGGATCGCGGCAAGCATCTCGGGCTGCCGACAGGGTTGGAAGAGTTTGACCGAATTGTCGGCGGGTTATTTGGCGGCGAGCTAACAATCCTGGCAGCACGTCCTAGCGTCGGAAAGAGCGCCTTGGCAGCACAGATTGCCGACCATACCGCGAGAGCCGGACGACTGACGTATTTTGCCAGCCTGGAAATGAGCGGCCGAGAGTTGGCAATGCGAAGTATTTGCAGTACGGCACGAGTCAACAGCCGGGCGATACGAACCAACAAAATAACACCCGAGGAACGCGAGCGTCTGGCAGTCGGCATGGTGGAGTTTTCGCAACGGAATCTGTTGGTTGACTGCCGCGCTGATTTGACGGTTGAGGCAATCGCCCGCGCTGTGCGCCGCTTGGTCGCTGACGGCCTGTCGCTTGTCGTGGTGGATTATCTCGGATTGATTACGCCGAGCGATGCGAAGGTGAAGCGATACGAACAAGTTTCGCAGCAGACGCGGCTTTTGAAATTGCTTGCCCGTGAAGTCCAGATTCCGATTATGGTGTTGTGCCAACTGAATCGGGCAACGATGGAAGAGAAGGGGCCGCCGCAATTACACCACCTACGCGAGTCGGGTTCGATTGAACAAGATGCCGATTTGGTGTTGTTCATCCATCGGCCAGAGGATGGCCTGATGGTGGCCAACAGCGACCAGAGCAAAGGGTCACCGAAGTTTATTCGCGCCGATTGGCCGGCGGAATTGATCGTCGCAAAGAACCGTACCGGCCCGACGTGCAAGATTTCACTTGATTGGGAGCCGAAGTTCACCCGGTTTGAATGTTGGAACTCGCCGCGCGAACGTGCCGAGGATTCACCCGGATACGAACCGGCGTTTGATAACGACCCACCATCGACGGAGTTTTGACCATGCCCAACATGATTTCGACCTGTAAAAGTTGCGGAACGCCGTGGGTTGAGCATCCCGACTCGATTGACACCTGCCGTCAATTGCAAGCGGCTAAGGTCGAGATCGAGCGGCTGCGGACGTGGATACGGTCGGAGCGTGAGCGAAACGTGGTGTACGAAGAGGCTGCCACGAAAACACTACTCGGGCGTCGGCTATTTTGCGTCGAGCAGTTTCGCAGCGATTACGAAGCGGAAACGAAACGTATTTGTGGGGAGACGCCATGAACCGCATTACCGACAGTGCCGCCGGCTCCGTAAACGTCATGGTCTATGCCAAGGGCAAGGACCGCTACGCCTTCATCTTCGACGACGACCATCGCGGCGACGTGCTGAACACGCTTGGGCGGTTCGCATCGAATTACGAACTGAATCTGGATTGGAGTGACGCGGCAAAACTGGCCGGCAAGATTCGGCAGATGGTGCCTGCGAAACAAGGAGGGTGCGGACAATGAACGACGCTGAGACACTTCGCCGAATGGGATGCAGCAACGCCATGATTGCGTCGACTACGGTGAATGGTCGGCCGTTGACGGAGGCGAAGGCAAAGAAGGCCAGCGACGGATGGCCCGGCTACAAAAGCAAGTGGGAGTCGCTCTACGCAGTTGAACTCGGCTATCAGTTGGCGGCTGGTGAGATTAGCGAATGGGCGTATGAGCCGGTAACTTTTCGATTGACCGATGGAAGTGTGGTTGATGGGAGAAAAGTGCGAGCAATCACATACACGCCGGATTTTGTAGTGTGGCTGCCGAGTGGCCAGCGGCGCAATATCGAGATCAAAGGGAAGTGGCGACAAACGAAAGACGTGAACCGCTTCAAACTCGCAAAGGACAAGTTTCGGCAAGAGGAGTTTGTTATGTTGAAATACACCGACGGCGTTTGGGAGCGGCTTCCGTATTAACCATGCCCTACACCTTTGACCCCGATCCCCTCCGGCCCCGACCTCGAACAGCGAGAGAGAGCGATCAAAGCGATTGAGACGGCGTTGGAAATTATCCAGCGAAAACTTACGGCGGCACAAGTGGCACTAGAAGAACTGAAACAGGGAGAACGCGATGGCGATAACATACGCTGATTTTTTGGCGAGGAAATCCCAACTTGGCGAGTCGGCCGGTTTCGAGCCGCTGTGGATGCCGTCGTTTCTGTTTGACTTCCAGGTGCATCTTGTCGATTGGGCATTGCGTCGAGGTCGAGCGGCTATATGGGCCGACTGTGGATTAGGAAAAACGCCGATGGCCCTTGTCTGGGCGGAAAATGTAATTCGCAAAACGGGTGGGGCAGTGTTGATCGTCACGCCGCTGGCCGTAGCTGCGCAGTTTGTGCGTGAAGGCGAGAAGTTTGGAATTGAGGTAACGCACAGCCGCGATGGAAAACACCACGGCGGAATTGTCGTCACGAATTACGAGCGACTTCACTACTTCGATCCGGCCGACTTCATCGCAGCGGTTGGCGATGAATCACAAGCAATCAAAGCGTTTGACGGCAAGCGTAGAAAGCAGGTTGTGCGGTTCTTCTCAAAACTTCCATATCGCCTGTTGACGACGGCGACTCCAGCCCCAAACGACTACATCGAACTCGGCACCGCCAGCGAATGCCTCGGCATTATGACGCAAAGCGATATGCTCGGCTATTTCTTCCGTGAGACAAAAGACATGCGGCACACGGTTTTCAAGGAAGGCGATTTTTGGAACCAGTGCAAGTACACCTTCAAGCCGCATTCCGAGATCCCGTTTTGGAAATGGATTGTCGGTTGGGCGCGAGGCTGTCAGAAACCAAGCGACCTTGGCTTTGATGATGCGAAGTTCATTCTTCCGCCGCTCCACTACAAGACGCACTTGGTTGACGTTCCCTGGACGCCGCCCGGAGAACTGTTTCCACGACCGGCTATTTCCTTGGTCGAACAGCGAGACGAACGCAAGCGAACGATACCGGAGCGCTGCGAGGTTGTGCGTGAATTGGTGAGCCATGATCGGCCGGTGATAGTGTGGTGCCACTACAACGAGGAGGGCGATTATCTGGAAAAGATCATTCCTGACTGCGTGCAAGTCGCTGGAAAGGATACGCTGGACGACAAGGAAGCCCGCTTGACTGACTT